TCAAAAATAACATTATCAACCATTGGCTGATCTTTATTCTTTAACTTAGAAGCACCATAATGCTGTCCTTTCCAGTACTTTTCATTCATTTCTCCTTTTGTCTTCCATTCTGTATAAACTGTTGATTCCTTCCATGTTTTTTGCCAAGCATCTGTCAGCTTCCCAAGCTTGTCATTATCCATATTTAAAACAAGCTCTGGAAATTTATCTGAAACAACTCCTTGTTCAGTTTCCACATCTTGCGAGCCTTTGACTTTGTTTACATTGCTTTCAAGGGAATAGAACCCTTTATTTAGATCATCTGCCATATAAAAACATTATATCAGAAAATTAAATATCACGCCAATCATTGGAATCTTCGTCAGCCCACCATTCAACATTTTCCTTTTCAGCATCACCAAACACCCTATTAGGATCAAAACTAGCACTATGTCCAGGGTCAATCATTACACTGTTGGGCTTTCTGTCTTCATTCACTCCTACAATACCACCTTTACCACCAAACCTATCTAAACCAATACGCCAATATACAGTTGCATGAACCCAGTCATCCCTATCACTTCTCATCCATTTGTATTGAGTTATACCCAAAGTATTCACTTCTGAAACTCGATAAATATGTGACCAGTGTAACCAGTACTCATGCCATTGTTCAACTGTTCCTCTGTACAATAGCCAACGCCTATCCTTTAATTCATCAATTACAAGCTGAATCATTCTGTTTCTATCAGCAGTCACGTTACCATTTTCATCCTTTGAACCCCACCGAATCAATTTCATTGTCTTTCTATCTCTAGCATAGTGGCATAAATATACACGTCCTGGATAAGCTGCTCTAAGCTTTCTAGCACCGATAATATCTCCCCCTTGGTCAATAACCATTATACTATTGCTAAACTCTTTTAAAAAGTATTCTAGCGTTTGATTCAAAGCCAACCCATTCACTTTGTCTGGCATATAATCAGTCATTTCTCCATAACCTAATAAACCTTGCTTGTTTCCATATACATAACGCAATTTTATACCAGTATCAACTCCGATAACTATACGCCCTTTATGTAAGTTTTCATCAGAAGTGACAGCTCCTTTAATCATTTCCTCTGTTACACTGTTTCCACTTCCTGCATAAGGCAAACCTAAAACCTTATTATAAAAATAATCCATTGTTTGCTTTCCAGATGCAGCATCTTCATACTTGTTTATAATTTCCTCTGCTGATACCCATGCAGCCATTAATAAACTAATATGATAACCTGACCATTTAGCATCTTCACAACCTTTCTTTGCAAGCCATTGACCTACTGCCCTGTCTTTCCAGTGTAATTCTTTTTTACACTTCTTACATTGAAAAATCCTTCTTTCTAAACAAATGCTCATATCCCTATCATCTTCAATATTCCATGATAGCATTTGCATGTGGTCACAATGTGGGCAATCTATAAACCATTCTTTTTGGTCACTTAATCGCCATTCAATATCTACTCCAGAATTAGGAGCACTAGGGTGGCTAAAAACATGTGTCTGTTTATATTTAGAGTGTTGTAATCTGGCTTGAAAGTCTGCAATTACATCCTGTTTACTTGAATCTTTTTCATCATGTATCAATCTATCTGCTGTAATCATAATCGCCGCCTTCTTGCTCCATGTTCCCCTAAAATAAATCATACTTTGTCCAACCTGCTTTTGTTCGATTGAATCTTTATCTGTAGTCAATGATTCTAGTTTTGGATTGTTGGCAATAATACGATTAGCTTTACCCCCTACAAAAATAGATACATCACTATCAGTCGGCAATGTATAAATAATATCCATCTTGTTTGCTTCTGCATCTCTAAAGCTTTTAATAATAGCAAGAGTACTCATTCCAATTTGAGCAGCTTTAATAACAACCAAGTTGTCGCTTTGATCATTATAAATGTCAATTAAAAACTGATGCTTTAACCATTCAATCCGATCTCCCTTTTCATTCTTGATCTCATAATAGTCAATCCAAGCATCAGCATAAATATCAGCTAATAATTTTAATTGTTCTTTATTATCCTTCATTGTTTTTAATTTCAATTTCTCCATCTTCCCAAACCTTTCGAGACTCCCCACACAAAGGGCATAAACATAATAGCCCATTTATGAATGTCATTGATTCAGTCGAACGTGTAACTTCTTTTAGTTTTAGAAAGTTATGATTGCAATTCTCCATATATTTTATAATCTACTACTTAAATGCCACGCTTTACAATATGGGCATGGATAAACTCTTAACTGTACTCGTCTTTGTTTATATTGTTTGTTTCTTGCACTTGTAGCACCCTTTTTATCATACATTGGCTTGTGAACTTTCCAACAATACTTTATCACAACCCTGCCCCAAGGATTCTTATTCCTTTTTCTCCTATAACGCATATTAATCTGGCAAGTTTCTTAAACTCCCCTCTATACGCTTTCGTCTAGCCTTCTGGAATTCCTCAAGGGCTTTCTTTTCTTCCTCGCTCATTTCAACCATTATATCCTCTCCTGATCTAACTTCTAAAGTTGTTTGTGTCTTGCTTGTTGGTGTAAAGTCTGCATTTCTACGTTCTAACCAACGCCAAGCGTATTGTGGCAACTTCAAACTGTTTACTGCTGTTTGTTTAGCCATTATATCAGGCTTTTTCTTTAACTCCTCTTTTCGCTCCGCAAACTTTGGATTCTTTTCTTGGTACTTATAAAGTGAAGTTGTTCCTATTCCTGCGAGAAAACAAGCAGTTCGATCATCAAATCCATAACTAAAAGCATTTTCCAGTTTGCGTATGACTTCTAGCGTCATTACAGTGGTTCTTCCGCATGTACAATAGCCTTCTTTATCAGCAAAATCTTTGTGTGGTGGTCTCTTTGGTAGTTTGCAACCACCGCAGTTTTTAGGTCTTGCCATATTATTTAACTTAATTAATCAAATTAAATAATTCTGTTCTAGCATTTAAGTCATCTTTAAAAGCACCCCTCAAATCACTAGTAACCATTACAGAATTTTGCTTTACAACACCCCTAGAAACCATGCAGAAATGCTTTGCTTTTAAAACAACTGCAATTCCTTCTGGTTTTAAATGTTCTTGTAGATAATCAGCTACTTGTTTAGCTAGACGCTCTTGATTTTGTAACCTTTTAGCAAATAAATCTAACACTCTTGCTAATTTACTAATTCCTACAATTTTATCTTTTGGGATATAGTAAATACTTGCAGTACCGAAAAAGGGGAGCATGTGATGTTCACAAGTTGATTGAAACTCTACTTCGGACAATCCAACAATTTGGTCTACATTACTTTCATTTTCAAAAACAGTAAATTTTATATCTTGATTATATCCTTTAAATAAATCTTGATATGATTTTAAAACTCTTTTAGGCGTGTCTAACAATCCCTCTCTTGAAGTGTCCTCCCCTATTAATTCAAGTAAAGCTTTAATGTGTTCTTCGTTTTTAAGCATCTCTTTTTTCTCCATATATTATAATGTGTAAACGGTCAGTATAGTTATAACCTTTTTTAATTGCATGTTCACAAATCAATTGCCTTTTACTTGCCAACTGTTCGTTGTTTATACCTTCTGGCATAAGATAGACATTTTCTAGTTGTATATTGTGCTTTTGTATAAACTCATCAACTTCCTTTAAGGATTCTTCATCTGATATTACAAACTTAAATTGAACATCATAGTTATTTTGATAATATTCTAGATATTTATATGTATTTGCATAAGAATGAAGTTTATTTAAAACATTATCTTTAGGGTAACTATTTTGAAGTTTTGGGCTAATAGACATTAAGTCGACAAAATAATCAATCTTCCTAGTTCCATTTGTTTCAATTGTAACAATTTTTTCTTTACTTTGTAGATAATTATTTAACTCTTTTAATTGTTCTTTGTGAATTGTAGGCTCTCCTCCTGTAATCATAACATAATTTATATGGCTATGCTTATCGCAAAAATCTTTTGCATCTTGCAAACTATAAGAGCCTTTTTCAGCATTATGACTTGAGTAAGGAGTATCGCAAACACTATCTTTAAAAACACATCTTAAATTGCAACCTGAAAACCTTATTAATATATGCGGTATTCCCATATATTTCCCCTCCCCTTGAATACAAGTATGTAGATCAATTATCTTGTTCATAAGATGCTAATGATGAATTAGTTTCAAATATTTCTGCTTTATAACAACAATCAATTTGTTCGACTACCCACTTTGCTAAGTTTTCTGCTGTTGTTTCAAAGTCTAATACATCATTTAAGTTTTTATGGTCTAGTGGTTTATATATCTTGTCTTTAATATGAGTAAAGTCAATCACCATTCCATTTTTATTTAACTTCTCAGCTTTACAATATACAACTATCTCCCAATTATGACCATGCAAATTATTGCACTTACTTTCATAAGGTAGATGCAGTTGATGGGCACAACTAATACTAATTGTTTTTTTTATTTTGTACATACTTTGATGTTTTAGTTACACTCCAAGGAGTTAATTTTTGTTTTTCGTCCTTTAATAAATAAATTGTTACCTTTAAAAATTTTGGGTTTATTTCTGTCATAATGTCTCTGTAAACTTGAGAGCATATATCCTCAATCAACATTTTAAACCCTGAGGCAAAATACCTACGATAACTCCCTAATTCAATTATTTTTCCATTTGGTGAGTATTCCACCTCGACATTACAATATTCTTTTTGTTTAGTTACTTGGCATATATTTACAAACTTTTTTATACTCCCTATTTTTATCAAACAGCGACAATCATTTGTTATACTTTTTATCATAATAGTTTTTTATTCTTCATGGAGTTAGAAAATAATATCCATTGTTTTAAATTGTGTCTTGCTAGACCATAATGGTTTGATATCCTTTTTTTTGCAAGCAAGGAGGCTTTGTTTCCTTTAACAGTTACCCCATCAAACTTAAATATTGTTTTATAACGATTTCCTGCCGTCCACGAAGAACTATCAACTGAATAAAACGGAACTTGAGATAATACTGTCATACCTGTAATTCCTAATCCATGCACCTTAACCCCCTTCCCTTTTGCATACCTTACAAATACATTAAATGCTTTATAATCCGTATAGGTGAAATCTTTACCTGCAATTCCCAAAGCAATATAATTGTAGTTTTCACACATATCTTTCCAATCCTTCAATCCTCTGCTCATATGAAATACAGGTATACTTTTTTTTCCTGTCCCCTCTTCTATCTTTCTTCTTAGATCCTTTACTTTTTCATAGCCATAAACCTTATCCACGTCCATTTCAAAAAATAGTTTTATATCATGCTTGTTGATAAATTTAATGTATCTATCCGTAAATTTATCAATATCAATGTTTTTTTTCTTTTTGCTCATTATAAATGTAAATGCTCCACTATCAAGAATATAATCACCATATTTTGTCATATACACT